TTTGCCCAAAAGGTTTTGCAGAGGATCAGCACAGCCCGTTTATTACAAAATTCGACAAGCCAAAGCCTAAAACCCAATACGGCCAGTGCGGAAAAAACAATAACAGCGTATTTGCTACCGAAATTTGCAACGGCTACCAGCAAGAACCTAACGCCAACGTATTTACAGTAACTAACAGAACACAACCAAAACAGCAGGTGGCATTATGAATACTCACTCAGCAGCAGAAAAAATGCTTTCAACCGGGTTATTTTATACAGCAAGAATGTTAGGCCATGCCTTTGGTGAGTCTCAAAAAGACGGCAACCGTAGTATTGAAAATATTAAAAAGAACTCACGTTATGAAATTATTGAAGAGAGCCACCCAGTGAACAAAATTAAAGTAGTCGCTATCGATGGCCGCAGAATCACTATTGAGCAGTTACAAAACACCGCCTTGTTATTTAAGCGCCCAAGCTTATTAATAAGAGGACGAACATGAAACCAAAAATTAAACGTCGTAACTGGGTATACTACTCAATTGTTAAGTTTACCGAAACTTGCAAACCCCAACAAAACAGCTAAATTTAACTTTGCCGAAAGGCAATTTTTAACGTTTTCGTCCTAACCCACACATGTTGTGGGTTTTTTTATGGCTAAAATAAAGTTAAGGCTAAAGCCCAATCAATTCCAATTGTTGTTCTCGAGGTAGGTTTTTAATAAGTGATGCCGCTAATTGTGCAGTAGTTTTACAAGGCGGGTTTAAGAAGTGATCAAACGACTGGGTAATACGGAATGTAGCCCCGCACTCTTTAGTGTTAGTGCACGAGCAATATAAATTCACCACATGGGCGCTTTGCTTTTCACGTGATGTAACTGTTGCTTTAGCTTCGCAATTTGGACAAGTAACCCGCGCCATAATATTCACCAATCGTTAATAAAAACAACTGTCATTATATACAGTGGTTGCATGTATGCCAAACAACCATTTAACTATTAGCTGAGAACCCAAAGACTCCAAAATTCACTCCTCCTCGCCTTCCGCTTTCGTGCAAAAAATGCGTTCAATTGACACCCCCAGTGACAAGCCCTTTCTGGCTAGCCCTTATTACTAAAGGATCTAAAAGAAAGTTAAAAAGGATCGCAGTGTCAAAAGTGTGACAATGTTGGACATAAAGTGACAACTAAAAGCTCAAATAATTGGTGATTTATCGAATATTGAAATATCATTAGTTTATTATCACTTAACTGATAAATAAATTGTGAAATATTTATATAAAGGATCACAAAGCCAAGAGCGGTTAGATGTGCTTTTGTCGTTTGGCAAAAGCACCAGTGAAGATATAAAAGCAGCACTCAGTGATTACTTAGTTCGCGGTATTAGCAAGACCAATGCAGCAACACTTAATGGTGTGCCTGGGCCAAATTTTACAAGGGCACTTAAGCGTCTTGAAGTTGTTGCAGGTAAAGTTGAAGAGGTTAAAGAGTTAGATTGGCCTAGTAGACTTTGTTAATTAAAAAAGCTAGCTTAATGTACCTATTACTATGCATTAGAAATGGATTAAGGAATGTTAGATTTTATTAAGTACGTTTTAAATGAATTAGGTTTAGATGAGCACGCTGAGCCGACAAGAACATCGGTTATTAAATATCACTTTAGATCCAGAGATGAAGAGATTTACGTTAATTTTGATTTAATCATAGATGATACTTATTTGGAGTTAACAGAAGAAGATGAAAAGGCATTTCGTGAATTTAGAAGCAAGCAGATATTTGGTGAAAAGCTAGAGAATCTTGAGTCAAGCATACGTAAAGCGGTTAGACTCTATAGTGCAAAAGCAAAATCTACTAAAGTAAATCAGCAAGGCTCAACATTCAGATTAACAAGTGATTTGCTCCTAGAAGAAGTTTAAACACCAAAGCGCTAGCTCCTAACTAGCGCTTTTTTTATTGCCGCTCTTGCTCCCCCAAAACGCCCTAAACAATCGCATTAACCCAAGGGTTGAAACTGCAATGCCTACAATCACAAATTCAAAGTACCAGGGCGCGCCGGTATAGCCCATAGCTTGCCAGCCCTTATGCATGTAAGGTTGCATGGCCGGTATAAAGTGGCAAACAAACAAACCCAAAAAGAATAGAATGATCACTTCATCCATTATAGTTTTATCTCGGTTTTTTAAAACCAACAAGTCATAATCAGCGTCGTTTTGCTCGGCCTGCATACAGCGCCTTGCTTTAGCTTCAAACTGCGCAATTTTAAAATTGTTTTCAGCGCGCGCTACATCGGCGGCCATTTCTGCCGCTATACGTTTGCGCTCAACATAGCCGCCGGTTAAGTCGGCTATTGGGTCAGTGATAAAAGAAACTAATGTTTTTAACCAGCCCATTATTTGCCACCTCTAATTAATTTAATAAAGCCCTTTGGGTCTTTGCTAAACGTTTCAATAAATTTATTGATCCCCTCTAAAATGTGCGGGGCCGCATACGCAGTTACACCAATAACGCCCGTTTTTAAGCTTTCATCAAATTGCCGCCACTCGCAAAACATAGCCGCCAAGTAAGCCGCAAAAACAGCGATTAACACACTCATAAAATAATGAAAAAACGTAAACACCTTACGGCTTAAATACATTTGTATAGCCGCCGCTAAAAAGCTCAACATAAGCAACTGCCCCCATTGTTTAATAAATTCAACTATATCTATCCAGCTCATGCGTCTTCCTTGTGTGTTGGGTTAAGGTCTGAATATTCAGGCTCTTTAAATTCAATGCGCTGCGCTGCAGGCAAGTAATTATTAATACCTAAAACATCTTGCTGCAGTGGCACCACTTCATTGTTGTAATAGGCGCGGGTAATTTTATCTAAATCACCAAAGCCAGCACTATCACCAGACGACTGGCCGCTAAGTGCTTCTTGTGCGCGGTGCATACTGAGCATGTCGTTAAGCGTAATTTTTTTAATGCGCTCAAATTCGTCTTTAGTTGATATGTCGCCAACGGGCGTTATCTTTATCGACTTTTCAGCATCGGCCTTATTACTGCGGAAATTAAAAAACAAACTTCTAAAATTACCCACGCCTTTGCTATCGCGTATGGCATTTTTAAGTGCTGTTTCATCGGCATCACTTAAGTTCGGGTCGGCCATTGAGAATATAAAACCCATGTGCGCGCCGTTCTTGTAATAGCGGCGTCTAAATAAAGTGGCATCTTCATTGAGTAAGGCTGATTGAATACCCCCGTAATACTGCGGTATGCCGTAAATACCTTGCGCTGGGTCGTACTCTTTTACGTGAATAACTTCACCTGCATTAAAGTAAATAGGCTCATGGCTGCGATTACTTATTTGTGCATATACGCCGCGCGTATCGGTATAACGCATAGTCAGTGCAGGCAAATGGCGCAGCTTAATGACCTGCCCAAATAAGTTTTTAATAATCTGCAAATAGGCGTTACCACTCCACAGCAAATCAAAGGCAAACTTACTAAGCGCTTGATGGCTTAACAGTGGGTTAGGTTTATACCATTTTAAAATCATGTTGCGCTTAAAGTAGAGAATGGGCCCGTGCTGGGCATTAACGCGCAGCAGCTTTACCAAACCTTGTAAACTTATTGGCGGTGCATAAATGCCGTTGCTATCACTAAATACCCCAATGTAATCAGTTAGCCGGTTATCTAAACACGGCTCAGGATCGCCAAAGCTAAACGAATCGGTAACCGCTGTTCGTTGGTTATAGTTAGGCGCATGGCCGTTACTTACTTGTAATCGTGGTTTCATTAAGCTGCAATTCCTACAGAGGTTTGGCGGCTGTGGGCATTGCCGTCCAGTGGTTCAAATTTCATAGCGTGCATAATTGCCCACGCAATATCGGCATGGCCTGTGGTCGCGGTGCGGTTTGTGGCATAGGTAATTTGGTCGCCAACCACTTTACGGCGAATATTTATAAACGAGCTGGCAATATTTACTGCGTCCTGGTCAAACTCAAAACGGCGGTTTTTAATTACGTTAATCGCCTTAATAACCAGTTGGTTTTTAATAATTGGGTTGTAATGTATTGGCTCGGCGTTAGGGTAAAATTTAGTGATCATCTCCCATACACCATAACCAATGCCGGTGGTATCAACACCAATGTGTTGCACGTTGTATTTTTCGGTGAGTAGTTTTATCTCGCTGGCCATCGCTTCAAAGTCATTACCGCTTAAATCGACTGCTTCAAGTAAACGGAACTTTTCGCCAGGCTTCATCGGAGCACTTAACACAGCAACGCTTGCTTTATCACCAAAGCGGGCGGGGTCAAAGCCAATTACCACAGGCTTTAATGCAAACGGGCGTTCGCACTCTAAATCAAAATCATCCCATTTAGTTGAGTCGCCAACACAGGCCAT